GCAATAGTGGCATCAGATGCCGTGTCCCCTTCAACAGCCGCATTCGTCAAAACTGCACTCGCAAGTGAATCAGTCATCCATTCGTGATTGGTAGCGGTTGCTTTGCCCTTACCAATGGATGACATAAATGGAGTGTCGGTTGGTGAAATAGAGTAGATCACATCGGAAAGTGATTCCCGTTGACCGATGGAGGTATAGGTTTGGTAGGTTGCCATGATTGAATCCTTGAATTAAACGAACCGTTCAAACGCACTTGCAGCGTCTCGGATTTTTCCGGTCTTCCGCAATTGCGCTACTGCTTTTTTGTGCTGTTCTTGATTGTCTCTTGGCGCAGATACTCCGCTTTTCATCATTCGGGGTGCTTCGGCTACCCTTTTGGATAACTCCGGCTTGCCCTTTTGCAAAGAGGAATACTTCATACCGTGATACAAACTCAATACAGCACGAGAATCATAGACATTGGCTAACTCTTGGTCAGTCCACCCTATCGACTTGGCGTAGTCCCGAATATCCTTGCGGATTTGGTCGCCAGCCTTTGGGTCTGCGTATCCGGGTATAGAACTAGAAAGTTTTTGGCTTTCTTGAGCAATATGGCTTTGAAGTTTCTCAGAGTGTTCCGCTTGTTGCTGTTGAGCAATGCGTTGTTGTTCTGCCTTCAAGACCGCAAGTTGTTCCTTGCGTTGCTGCTGTTCTGCTACCTTAACCGCATACCCGATTGGGTCGCTTTCCTTAAGAGCATCCAAATTCTCGCCCTTCGTTTGCTGACTTAGGAATTGTTCCATCATCTGCAAGCGTTGAGCATACTGATCTCTTACCTTGTTTGCTTCGTCAATCTTCGACCGTTCTGCTTCCACAGCGCGGCGTTGTTCACTAAGCGTTTGGGTTTTCTTTGTGTAGTCGGCCCCAAGTTGATAGCCCTCAATAAGTTGATCGAGAGTTACTTCGCGTTCTTCTCCAGCCGCTTTGACTCGAAAAGTGCTTGTGCGCTCTGTTTCACCTTCTTCAGAATCCACCAACTCGGAATCAACGCCATCATCATTCTCTGAATCTGCACTCTGTTCGACTTGGCCTTCGGCGTTCGGTTCAGAGTCCATTAACCCAAAGAATGCAGAAGCAGCTTGTTCCACATTCAGCGATTCACTTCCTTGCGGAGCCGTGTTATCACTCATTTCTAACCCATTTTGTCAGCACTTACCGAGTGCCACGGTGTAATCAACGATTACAAAATCTTCCACCGCTTCTTCACAATTAGCCCCGTAGATGCGATTGATTCAAAGTGGCCTTTAATTGATTGTAAAGCATGAATTTTTAAATATGCAAGTTCTCGCGCTTCAATATCTTCCGGCGCAGAGTTAACTATATTCAGCAATTCAGATTGCTTTAATGCTTCCATTTCTTCTAAGAAGAACTCATCGGATAGCAGATTTTTGGCAAGTTCAAACTTTTCCATTTTGGATACTCGATATGAAGTCTGACATTGATACTTGCGGGGTATTGGCGAATTGGTTGCCTTGCAGTCCAGCCCATTGTGTGCCACCTAACAGATTGTCAGTGGTAAACAGTGAGTTTATGTCTATTGGGGCTTGCCATGTCTTTGTGTACTCGGGTCGTGCCCATCCGGATATGTCGCTCGGAGTGAATGGGAAACCGCTTTGCGGTGTTTCTGCATCACTGCCGCTAGATATTGCATCCCTTACTACATCACTCACTCTGCTTGCGCCGTAAATACCCAACCCAAGTTTGATTAACCCCTCAATTTGAGACCTTGTGAGTGGGCTAGAAGGTGTTTCTACCGGCCCCTCATATAGCGTGTCGGTAGCTTCCGTGTAATCAATCGGCGTACCATCTTTGTCTACCGTGAGAGTGCTTCCATCATCGTAGGTGTAGGTTTTATTTGTCGTTACCGGCGCACCAGTATTGATGTATGAAGTTGGGTCGCCAAGCGTCACATTACCCGTTGGCGTGAGTCCACCTTCTCCCACTACTCCACCAGTCAAATTGCCGGTTAGTCCTTGACCACCACCCATAATGTCTAAATTAGGGCTTGTTGGCGTAGTCAAACCCTCACCACCCGTTAAGACATTTAATGTGTAATCAATGGGTTCTGTGCCCGTTACCATTGTGTTTGGCAATGTTGCACTAATGCCCTCAGTCGTACCGCCAAGCGTGTACCCACCCGTTAGATTGCTTAGTGCCGCATCTATTTGATCTGGTGTTAGATTTGGTAGCGTTGTCTCAACTAGATTCGGATTTGTCTCCGGATATGCAGCTATTGTGTCTGCGCTAGTTGGTGCAGGGCCAGCATCCAAATAGTCGGGAATGGGAAGATTCTCAAGATACTTCTCGGCTTGTGCTTGAGAGATTGCATTCGCTGTGCCTTGAATGCCCGTTTGCACAAGCGCAGTCTTTGCAGCAGTCTCGGGGTCTTTCCCCGCCACCATGTTTGCCGCTGTGCTTGAGACAAAGTTCTTCACCGCGCCGGGGTCAGCCACCAAATATTCACCAACTTGACCACCTGCAAAACCCGCCACTCCACCGACTACAGCACCCTTTAAGGCATCCTCCGCTGATTTGCCTTGTGCCACTTGTAGAGCAGCGTTAGCTACACCCGAGCCAATTGCCGAAGCTACAGCCAAAGGTGTAGACAAGGGAAGCAAACCCGCCGCTATCATTTGTTGACCAATAGCAGAGCCGACCCCCGGCATAGCCACACTGACAGCGATTGCCGCCAATAATGGGGCGTTTTGGGATAGGCTTAAATCTTTGTCTACTTGGGCTAATTCTTGACTAATTGTCTTTTCAACGGGTTGGGCTATATTTGTTGCTGCTTGCGCGATATTGCTTGGAGCATTAATAATTTCTCTACCGAGACCAGCAAGCAACCCACCGCCCCCGCTATAGGTGTATCCAATAATCTTGCGTTCTGTCTTTACTTGTTGACCATTGGGAAGAACATATCCGCTTTGCAAAAGGTAAGTTGGCTTTCCTTCTACCTCTCCAACACCCGTAACTTGACCCGCAAATGAAGGGTTATATTGCGTTAGTCCGGCACTTAATATCGGGTCGATTGTTTCTTTTGGTGCAAGGTATCCTTTAGTTGAGCCACCCATTTGATCGGAAATGAACTTCCCTATATCAAATGAGCCAAATTCAGCCCCCGCAATATCTACATATTCAGAATTGTTTTTCAGCGATGAAAGCAATGTAGGGTCAAGAAAACCCAAAAACAATGCACCTCTGTCACCCGATACCGCACCTTTGGTAATCCTATCCTCCGGCACAAAGGTATATGACTTTCCACCAACATCAAAACTAAGCCCCATGTTTAGCGGGGGTGGGTCTCCCTCTGCACCCGCCATATAGACGGGTACTCTACCGCTTGTATCTAGCGTCCCAAACTTCTTAGTTGATATTGATTGAGCCATAATTTACCCCGGTATCTCAATGTTTGAGGTAATCCCCGCACCGACCTTCATTGCTTTCAATTGGGCCTCTGCTTCAAACTCTTGCTTTCTGAATAACATTTCAGCTTGGAATTTGTCCCGCTGTAGCTGCATATCAGCCGCAGCCTTCTCACGGGCCAATTGAATATCAGCCTCTGCCTTCATCTGCATACTCTGAATGTCGGCTTGAACCTTTGCCATTGCCGCTTGTGCTTCCGGCGACATTTGCGGGGCTTGCGGTTGTGGGTTGCTCAATTGCTGATCGAGTTCCGGAGGAATGGCTTTATAAAACTCTGCACTGTCCTTGAATCCGGCAGCTTCCACCATCCGACCGAGAGTGTTGCGGTACTGCCCCATGCTGACCAATGGGTTAGCTGGCCCCATCTGTCCCAATACTTGTTCTTGTTTTTGCAAGACCATTTGAAGCATCGCCATCTGTTCTTGACGGTTACCAGCACCGAGACCCACATTAATGTCCACATCGTACTGATTCGACCACTCTCGCGGGTCAAACGACACATACGAGCCTCTCATCCGCACAATGCGGGGCTTGTCTTGATACTTGCAGAGAAGGTGCAGAATCCCTTTGAAAAGCGATTTAACACCGGTCTCCGCAAAGATTCGTGCTATCAGTTCGACCTTACCCGCACCCGCCGCTTGCATAGAGGCCACAGCAGCAGCAGTCACATTCTGCAAGATAGCGGGGTCTAGCCCTTGAGATGCGTCAGTCACTCCGGTGCGCTTTTGGGCCACAGAGTCGAGATATTGAAGCATGGGAAAGGCTTGTCCCGCAACGGGTGGCACATTCAACGGTTGCACTGCGCCTTGAGATTTAATCCGCACCACACCGCCAGCAGTGGCAGTCAGCAAATCATCTAAGTTCACTTGACCATCTACCGCAGTCACCCGAGCATTGTTTGTCAGATAGAGGTTATCCAAAATCTGACGGGTGATAGTGGTCTTTTGTAACTGAATGTCTGTAGTCCGGTCTGCCAATGATTGACCAAAGAACTTGTGTGGAATGGGAATCGGGCAGATCGAGTGGAATGGCACATAGTCGCATTCTTCGTCTGACAGAATCTCGTTTCCAGCATAAAACACTTGTCGCAGTTCAGCGATACCGTCCCCGTCCATGTCGGCCCGTAGGTAGCACTCAAACACTTCCACACTCTGCATCGAGTCATCCATGCTTGTGGAATCATCCGGTTGCTCACCATTGGAGAACCTTACGAGTCGTTCCGGCGTGTATGTCAGTGAATCACTTGAGGGAATCCACAATATCAGCATCAAAGCCCATTGCTATCAAGTCGCTACGGGTCATCAGCTTGCGGTGTGCAATGAAAGGCGCACCCTCAATTCTCCGAGCCTTCTTAGAGATTAAGAATTCTTCGGGCGGGACATTCTCCACCACCACACGACCCGTCTTTTGCTTCTTAGAGACCGTCACAGCATGAATCTTGATCTTCATCGGCCCCATTGGGGTCATCTGATCGAATTCTTGTGTGTCTTGATTGACGATCTCCATCGTGCCATCGCTCATCAGCATGGCGAGTTCGTCATCAGTTAGATCACGATACTTTTCTTTGATTACATCTTCTTTGTCTTCCCAATAGGCTTTCACCACTCCGACCTTTTGGAGAAGCGCATCCTTAAACCAATCGTGAAGAATAATCACGCCTTCGTTATCACGATTGAATACCCAATTCACATACTCGGTGGCTTGCTTTGCTCCGGCCTCGTCATTAGGCCCACGGGGTTCAAACCTCACCACTTCATCACTTGCCGAGAAGATACGCACCAATGATGGGAGAGAACCGTCTACGGCCTCTGCTACCTCACCCGTGACAATCTGAGACTTGCCTTCTACCTCATTGCCGTATGGTTGCCGAAGGTAGCTTTGCAGTGCTTCCCTACGCTGTTCAGTGGTCTCAGTCTCCAAATAGCCGAGACTGTTAGAAATCTCAGCATCGATGATTGATTTGAGTTTGTTTTCGTCCATCACACAATCCATTTCACATTTTGAGTGGGCATCTTTGACCAGCCGGTTGTTTCGTTTAGACCGATTGCAAGATAGCGGAAAGCATCAGCACTATGGCTACTCCAATCATGAAGTGGTCGGTCGTAAAAGATTTTCCGTTTTTCATCGTAATCCCTTCGGTAGTTTCTGAGTGCGTCTAGTCCTTGTTTGACCTTTGGCACATTAAACCAACATCGTGGGAGCAGCCTTCGCACCGCTTGGATGCCATCATCGACCCCCATGCGCGGGGCAACCCGAATGTTTAATCCAGCATCGGTTAAAACCTCTAGTCGGCTTTTCCC